GACGGATTTGTCCATTCAATGTACGCATCACCAGCCCCATATACGCTGTCAACTGCAAAGCTAGAACCAACAGCAACCGCCTTCTGCCCGTCCTCGTAAAAATACGGGTCAGAACAGGTAAACCGTATGCTCATACCTCTCTTTTGTTCTACTGCCGAAAAGTCAGGGAGTGATGTACAATGCGCGTTGATATATTTGCCCGGGCGCTCCGGGATTCGCAACTCTAATTCAGTCGTAGAGTGCGCCCACGCGTATATCTTCTCCATGTATTCGCTTTTGAGTGTTTTGGAATCTGTACTGAAATAGAAGTATATTGTCACTGTGCGCGATTTGTATTGTCTGCGTACAAATATACTGCCGTCCGCTGCCGTTTTGTCTGTCGTAATAGAGTTGATTGAAGGGTCGCTTACATCGATTCTCGTAACATAAACAGGCGCGACATCAAACAAGGATACACCATTAAACGTTAGCAAGTAAACCACTCCTCATCTTTACTGTCGCTTTGTTGGCTATCGCGTCAGATACATACTTTGCCGTACCTTGCCCGATCTTTTTGCCGTCAAGGTTTATTGTTAATTGCACTGGGGGAAGCGCGCCGATTATAGACGCGGCACTGTCGACAGATGATTGCGATCTCCTTGCTGGTTCATATGTCGCCGCAGACCTTGCCACATCGTAGAAGTTCCGCGTCACGTCCAGCGACAAAGCAGAGTTGAGCGTATCAGGAACAACGCCATCAATCGCGCCGGAAACGAGCTTTTTATTATCCTCGATACCATTCGCCCAGCCCTGCATCATCTGTTTGCCGATCTGGTCACGCATGACGGTTGACGGCGATTTGATGCCGAAGATATTCTTGAAAGTTTTTACAAGAAGCGAACCAATGCCAGACGCGGTTTCGCTTGCTGATTCTGATTTTGAGTTCATGCCGTCCTCAAGGCCCTGTACGATGTTCTGTCCAAGCCCTTTCATTACGGTGGAAGGAGACTTAATTCCCATCTTTGTTTTAAGCCCATTTACAACTGCATTACCAATGCTCGTAATAGACGTAGTAACGCCTGGCTGTTTCTGGTCTATTCCGGCGATCAGTCCGTCTCCAACGTTAATGCCGCCCTCTTTGGCCTTATTATATAAGTCTGTCGCGTTTGCAGTGAGTGATCTTACAGTAGATTCGTTGTATTCTTCTACCCCAAGCAGTACATTGTTTAGGTATGTTGTCAGCGCAGCATCCGCAAGAAGATACTCATTTTCCAAAAACTGACGCTGTGCGGTTTCGTCTCCGCGCAATTCCTGGTATTTCTGTGCAAGGCCGCTTGAGTACCAGTTTAGCGTAGCATATGCGGCCTCATAGTTGCCCTGCTGGGCCGCCAGCTCTGCTTGCTGATATGATGTTTGGTCTGAAAGGTTGCTTTTCACGGCCTCTGTGGACGCGGCATAGGATGCTTCAAGGTCAAGGATGGTTGTGTTGAGCGTGTTGTATTCAAGCGCTGCTGCAGCGTTTATTTGCGCCACGCCGTCGTCATAGAACGTCCACTTATCAAGCCGCTCTTGACCGTACTTATCAACAAGCTCCGTGTATTGCTTTTCGCGTTCTGCCTTTGCTTCTTCGAGTATAGAAAGATCGCGCTCTGCATCCATGCGCAGTTTAATCTCGTCTGTTATCGCCTTTTCAAATAAAGGAAGTGCGGCCTTTTGCACGACTTCATACTTTCGCTTTTCGACAAGCTGATCTATTGCAGCCATTTGGTCTTGATAGCCAGTGATATTGTTGCCGATCAACGTCAATTCTGTGCCGTAGGCTTCGTTGATCTCATTGAGGATATAACTTACCCTTGCTTTGTCTTTGTCTGCAACGTTCCCCTGTGCCGTAACAAGGTTCTTTAATTCGTCACGCAGGTTCTCCACGTTCCGCAACTGCGCAAGGTCGCCCTCTGCCTGTTCGGCTTGTGCGGTTTTGAGGTTGTTATAAGCAGTTTTCTGCTCTTTGATTTCGCTCGTGCGCTCCTTGGCCTTTTTTGACATGACATTTGCAACGCTGTTGGAATCTTCCATTGACTTAGACCATGCTATAATCGCCGCAGTAACGGCCACAACAGCAACAATAGTAAGCGCCACGGGGTTTGCGATCAGGAAAGACAATGCGCTAGAAACAACGCCTATTCCCTGTGACAGTTTGCCTATCACGATCAGCAGCGGGCCGACAGCCGCCGTAACGGCCAAAACCTTCAAGATTGTTTCTACCGTTCCGCTATCCAACGTCGCGACCCATTCGCCAAACTTTCCGATAACGTCCGTGATTTTTTCGCCGATCAGTTCAAACGTAGGCGCAAGTTGGATTGCGAGCTTGTTCTTGCTTGCGTCGATTTGCGAGTTCATCCGCTGCATCATATCATCAAATTTTCCGAGTTTCTTAACGCCGTCATCGCCGATGATAACGCCTGTCGCTTCCGCTTCTTCGCCAAGCCTTTTCAGTTCATCAGAGCCAGCCTTGATAAGCGGGTTCAATTCCTGGGCAGATTTACCGAATACTTGTAATGCCAATGCGTCCCGGTCTGTTTCGTTTGTCATTTTTCCGAGAGCGTCTATTGCCTCAAAGAAAACAGTCTGCGAATCCCGTAGATTTCCGTTTGAATCCGTTACTTTTATTCCGAGTTTTGCGAATGCTTCCGCTGACAACTTTGTGCCGTTTCGGGCTGCGTCCATCTGCTTGACCATCTTAACCATGCTGCCGGTCATAGTGTCAACTTCTGTATCAATGAACTTCGCGGCGTATGTCCATTTTTGCAGGGTTTCGGTGGATATTCCGGTTTTCGCAGACAGCGTAAGAAGCTCGTCTCCCCATTTGCCAGAATCGACCGTGACCTTAGCGGCTGCAGCGGCCATTGCTGCGGCGGCGGCAGACAACACGGATACCTTTTTGCCGACATCCTCTATCTTTTTCCCTGTTTCCGTGGCCTTGTCGCCAAACTCTTTCAGGCCATCGGCCAGCGCCTTGGTCTTACTTTTTGCGTCGGACAGGGTTTTGTTGTTCTCTTTCAGGTCGCGCTCCATGTTTGAGAGTGCTGCCTGTGCGTTGTTTAGTTTTATCCTGTACTCATCGGTCTTTTTGCTATCTTCGCCATAGGCTTCCGCTGATTCGTCGACAGCTTTTGATAATGCGTTGACGATCTCTTTTTGTTGCGATATCTCTTTGCGCAACAGTTCCCCGCGCTTTGTCAGCCCTTCGACGCTTTTGTTATTTTTATCAAACTCAGTTGCGTTTGTTTTCAGCTCTGAGGATAAGACTTTAACGCCGCGGTATGCGTTATCCATAGCGGCCTTGAACTCTTTTTCGCCGCCTATGGACAGCGTTGTGAGGATTTTACGTTCATTCGCAGCCATTATTCTTGTCCCCCTTCCGCATATTTAACGTGGTGCAGGCGTTCGTCATATTCCCTGTGCCAGATAAACATATCAATGATCCGTCCGGGCGTTGTTTTCCATGTTTCTTTTTCGGTCAATCCGGCCTGTAATCCAAACCAAAGCAAGCGCAACGGCGTTATTCCGCTGCGCCCTCCGCGTTTTTTGATTCTAATTCCTCTAACACAACGTCAATTTCTTCGCTTTCCCCGGTTTTGTGTTCTGTCTGCATGCCCCTTGTTAAAGCAAGAAAGACAGAAGTCATGATGTTCGGCATCTGTCGTGGTGTCCAGTGCAGGGATACCCATTCTTCCGTGGGCGGCTTGATCTTCTTCCCTTGTTCTGCTTGTAGCAAACATCCCTGTTTGGCCATCGTTGCGACAATCCACGGCATTTCACGCTTGGTAAAAGCAGACGCCTTTTTGCGAGCTGCTTCTTTTTCTGCCTTTTCTTTTTTGGTGTCAGTGTCGTAAATTTCAGGACCGACAAACAATTCATTGAGGCTCATTCCTTCGCCGTACTTGTCCTCAAAATCAAGAAACGCCGTGGCGTTGTACAGCATGGGGAACTCTTTATCTGCAACCTTGACGGTGGTTAATTTCTCAAACATAAATCCTCCAAAGGGGCGGCGGGTTAGGCCGCCCCGTATTCGTTAGGATGCTTTTTCGACAACGATGTAGGTCGTTTGCGAGGATTTGCCGGATTCGTAGGCTACCAGCTTGACAAGTTTCGTGCCAACGGACATGGACACAGAGCCAGAGGCCGCGCCAGAGGTAACGTTTTGCAGGAACACGCCATCCACATACATTTCGATGGTATGTGACGCGGCGGTCGGTGTGACGGTGAACGAATCGGCGGTCATGCCGTAGAAGGAGTAGTAGCGTACAGATGCACCGAACGCCGGGGCAAGTGTACCGCCAGCGCCAGTCACAGCCAGACCAGACAGGCCAGTTGACGCATCAGCGGAGATACCAGCAATGGTATCAACCCATGTCTTTGCATCGGCATATGCGGAATACTCGTGATGTTTGACGTAATACGCAACACCAGTGCCGTCGTTATACACGCCGTAAATCATGCCATCGATCGTCGGTGTCTGCCATTCAATCGCGCCAGCGCGGGTTTTCCCGGCGTCGGCGTTGAGGGCAAACTGAACCTTATGAATCCAGTAAGCTACATAGGTGGTGACGCCCTCAAGGCGCTTGACCTTGATATAGCCGAATCCACCGGACGGCGCGCTTGCATCAGTTGTTTCAATGTCCCCCGAATCGGTGTATCCGAGCATTGAAACCTGTTCAGCGTCAATCAGGTCTTTGGGGTTGAAGGTAATCGTACCTCCGAGAATCCCGTTGTCGTTCTCGGAGATCACATCACCTGCATACAGCGGGTTGCTTGTGCGGTTATAAGCGATGTCGGCGGCAATCGGCTTTTGAAGCACCAGGGGGTTCTCATAGGTCAGTGCAGAGCCTTCCACTTCGGTTGCGATGGGTGCCCATACAGCGTATCTCAGTCCAACTTTAGGCATTTAGATCATTCCTTTACAAGTTTTTTGATTGCAACCATTTGTCGTATACATCGGCTTGCGCGGCGGTTGCCTTGTCCGCGCTTTCCGCATTGGCCGCTCTTGCCATTCCCTTTGCGGATATGTGCCGCTTCGGTGCTCCGAACTCATTGATGAAGAATACCTCGTTGTTCGTCACCTTTGAGCCATCCGGGTTGATATGATGCGTTCCTTTCGGGTAAACTGTCACATATCTTGTCCCGTCTCGTTTTGTTTTGAGCCTTGGTGTAACCGTAACTGCTTTCGCAAGAGCGCCCGTTCTTACTCCGAGCAATGCCTTGACTTTGCGCGTTTGTGCATCACGGATAATCTTGCCGCTTACCTGCAGCATTTCGTTTGCAACGCTGTCCGGAAGTTCTGCGATTTCTTTCATGCTTAACGCAAGTTCATCAATCCCGGAGAATGTCATCTTTGCCATCAGATACCCACATCCGTTTCGGTTTCAAACACAATATGCTGCTCTGTCGGGTCGTCGCTTGCGTCAACTGATGTTGGGTAAGGATACCCAGCATTCATCAGCAGGTCTTTGATCGTCTTTTGCAGCGTGGTTGTGTTTGTTGTCGCGGGGGCTATCAGGTGGATTTGCAGCAGATAGACTTCTGCGTCTGGTACATCTCCCGCAAACACTTCCGGGTTTGTCGTATAGTTGAAGGTGATATAGACCGTTGCCGTTCCTGTGTACGTTCCCTGTGCCACCGGATAACCCAATGTCAACAGAGTAGTACGCAAATCGCTTGCTACGCTCATGATGCCACCTTCCTTTGTAGCGTGATCTCCATGAACTTATGGCGATCCTCAGGGTCGTTCGGGCTGACAACCGTCCACGCGTTCGCATCGGTCTGCGTGTCGTTCTCGTAGAATATCTTGCATCTTTGGGTTATGAGCGAGGTGTACCGGAGTGTGATTGTCGCCGTTTGGCCTAGCTCCACGCGCATGTTTTCCAGCG